GTACACCTCCCGATATCTACTGGGTTGTGCGACATGCTGCGCCAACAAAAGGAAGACTTTGGGTTTCAAGACTATGTAGCACCACGTGTCAAGCCACGCGCGGGTTCGTATTCACCTTATGATAAAACAGAAATACATAAGCTTATCAATGAGGTACTAGACGAAGCTAATCTACCAAGTGAACTTACAGCGATGGACTTACGCCGTACTGCTGTGACTGAGATGATGGAAGGCGGTGTCGATATAGTTAATATCATGCAAGTAACAGGACACAAAGATGTACAGTCTGTTAAACCTTACATGGTCAACACACTAAGTGGTGCGAAGAAAGCACTAGCAGCAAGAGGTAATGATGAAGAAGACTGATGTATACTGGGCATGGAATAGTGAAGCAGACTTAGGTCTTTTAGCAGGTGGTGAACCTGAACGACTAGTAACATGCATTAAGAATGACAGACTGTTTAAGAACACAGGGTATGCAAAAATACTAGAGTGTCCTGCTTTTGTAGAACATGTGCGCAATACATACGTAATGAAAGCACCGTATGATACTACAATATTCAAGGGTCCAAAAGGTGCAGGATATAGAGTAGGTATTCCTAAGTTTGAAAAAGAGGATGCTGTCCATACAAACGATGATTACATTCAGGCACATGGAATATATTCTTGGATGTTGTTTAGTGATACTACTGTTAATGTTACAGTAACACCACCGTTTATGCATCCAGGTACCTTACCTAGCGCACCTGCAAGCTATGATATATCTAAATGGTACAGACCTATCGGCCCTGCTTATATGCTTGAAGGTAAGGATGAGCATGTGATACGAGCAGGTACACCTATACTCTATGTTTCTTTTGATAGAGCAGTAAGATTTAAGAAATATTTATTCAATCACACACTAGTGGGATATTCACATTCAAATATAGGTTTAAAATTTGTAAAGCCTAGACTATCACTGAATACATTATACGCATACTTCATTAACAGTAAGTTAAACAAAGCAGTGTCACGTGAGATAAAAAGGAATCTACTATGAGCAAGAGTAACTGGAAATTACACAGAGAGTATGCTGAATCTGTAGCATCTCAAGGGTACCACCGTGGTGACTGCCCCTTCTGCAAAGGTAAAAATACTTTCACTGCCTCTTGCGAACTAGGCGTTCTTCAATATAACTGTTACAAGTTAGGCTGTGAAGTTGGTGGTAGATTTGATACAGACATGACTGCCTACGAGATACGCCGACACATGCGCCCCACTGAACATGCAGAAGTAAAAGAGATACAGACCATGGAGCTACCCGCCCAGTTAGTTATACCTACACCACAACACACCAAGCACAACCGCTTCATGCGCCGTTGGGGTATTGTTGGTGGTACATACTATGACGTGCAACAAGAGCGTGTCGTCTTCCCTATCTATAACAAGAAGGGTTCGATGATTGATGCCATTGGTAGAGCAGTAGGCACAAAGAAACATCCCAAGTGGTATCGCTACACGGGTGCTGCTGACTACTACACTATTGGGCAGGGTGATGTGATGTTAATCGTAGAGGATGTTGTCTCTGCTATCGTAGCACACCAAGAGCTATCCAATGTAACATGCATGGCTATCCTTGGCACCACTATGAATCACAAACACTTTGCTAGAATCGGTGAGTATGAACGATCAGTCATTGCTCTTGATCCTGATGCTACAGGCAAGACGATTGAGTACCGCAGAGAGATAGAACTGTGGACAGGTAAGCAAGCTTTAGCCCTGAGTTTATCTGATGATATTAAGTACCGTATGCCAGAGGATATGGAAAAACTACAGGAGCTATGCGGCAGATGAAGAACGATATGATCCACATAAACAAGATCACAGAGCATGAAGATGGTTCTGCTACTATAGAGGTAGAGATGCTAGAGGAATCCTACAGGAAAATATTCGAGTATGGTCTACAGATGTTGTTCTTGAAAGCTGTAGAGGATGCTGAAGGAAACACTAATGAGTAAGCTACCTGAAGGACGTAAGCCACTACCTCAAGAGTGGTTCATTGATAGAGCTAACATGATGGAGAAACCAATGATACAGTATGCAGTAATGATTGACGTGGATGGTGACTGGATGTACGTCCCTGAGAATACATTTGGTTTTAAAAACTACCCTTCACCTAAGATATTCAACACCAAGAAAGCAGCAGAAGAAGAGGCTGCACGTTGGAACACAGGCGTGGTTGTGAACTACAAAACTAAATCTATCCTGCCCTTCACAGAAGAAGAACGTAAGGCTGCGATGGAACGGGCAAAGAAAAACGGAGGAGAGTAATGTCTTTTCATGTAGTAGATAAATATTTCAGCCAAGACTTCATTGATCATGTAGGTAGTCTTGTAAGGAACATTGAGCTTATAAATGCCACGGCTGTAGGTAAAGATGGCATTACATTAACTGATGGTAGAGTAACTAAAGGTTGTTACTTTGATGATCATGGCATAACAGATGATGCTGTATCAAATACTTTGTATAACCTAGTCAGTAGGTTCAATTCTAGGTTTTATGGCTTTGACATCTGGTCTGATCCAGAGATTCAATATCTTGAATATAGAGCCTCAGAAAACTCATATTTTGATTGGCACTCTGATGACATGATAGAGTCTACATCACACAGGCCACGAAAGTTTTCTGTAACAATTCAACTTAGCGATCCTATGTCTTACAAAGGTGCTGACTTTCAAGCGCAAGGCATAGAGTTCGACAGCACGGTAAAGAACAGAGGCTCTGCAATAATCTTCCCTTCTTATGAAGAACACAGAGTAACACGTGTTACAAAAGGTACACGTAAAGCTTTGGTGGCTTGGTTCCGTGGCCCACGATGGAGATAACATGACAAACTTTTTATATGGTGTTGCATTTACATACTTGTTTGCGATACCCTTCCTGCGCTATCTAGCGTCACCAGTAGATGAGGAAGATACAGGTGCGCCTCTGAGGTTCGCAGTAATGTGGCCTTTGGCAGCGTTAGAAGTTTATTGGAAGATACTAATAGGAGACAAAGACGATGATGGAACTAGCTCTAGTTAAGACACTACTGAACCGTGAGTTTTACGAAAGAAACAAAGGCATTCGTTGCCCTGACAAAATCTTTACCAAGGATGTACGCAAGATCAAGCAATCCCTTGATGCAGCTATGGAAGCATACGAATACGTAGACCTGACTGTTGCTGATCTGTATGCAGTGTTCAATCGTATGAACGCAAGTATGACAACAGCTACACGTGGTGCATACGATGATCTGTTCAAGCGACTAGAGATTGTTGAGCCTATCAAAGAAGAGATAGCACAGGATACTTTATCACAAATGTTCCAACAATATGTGGGGGACCAGGTTGCTAACCTTGGCTTCGACTTTGTGAACGGAACAGAGAGCAGTCTTGAACCGCTGCGCAAACTACTAGAGGATTTCAAAGATGACTTTACTCCTAACCTTCGTGTTGACTGGGATGACAATAGCCTTGACACAATACTTGATGCCACGCTTCTGGAATCGAAGTGGAAATTTAACATCGGGTCACTCGCTCGGAGGGTTGAAGGCGTTAGCGGTGGTCATCTTGTTTTGGTTGGCGCTCGTCCCAATACTGGTAAAACTTCTTTCCATGCCTCTCTACTAGCAGCAGCAGATGGGTTCGCACATCAGGGTGCCAAGTGTATCGTACTGTGTAATGAAGAAGCATACACACGCGTGGCTGCACGATACATCAGTGCCTCTGCTAACATGACCATGACTGAGGTACGTGAGAACAAAGCACTAGCACACAAACGCTACGAATCTATTCGCAAAAACGTTTTGTTCAAGGACAGCACAGGCAAGGGTATGTCATGGGTTGAGGCTGTGGTTAAGCAAGAGAAGCCTGACGTTGTAGTGCTTGACATGGGTGACAAGTTCGCTGATATTAGTAGTGAGCGTAGCGACATCACGCTCAAGACTGCAGCCATACATGCACGTAATATTGCCAAGCAGTATGATTGTTGTGTGATCTGGATGTCGCAGCTATCAGCAGAGGCTGAAGGTAAGGCTGACCTAAACCAAGCCATGATGGAAGGATCAAAGACAGGTAAGGCTGCAGAGGCTGACCTGATGATCCTCATTGGTAAGACACAACAAGCAGAGGGTGAGGATGAAGATCCAGTTCGTTACCTCAACCTAGCTAAGAATAAACTGAATGGATTTCAGGGGAAGATCACCTGTGTACTAGACGGGTCACGCTCTATCTATTCAGCATAGAGGTGAGACATGAGAGTAGTACTAGACGTAGAGAACAGCGTCACC